GGTAGCCCCTTGAACACAAAAAAGAGTGAAATTGGAATAAAAAAGTAAACAAAAGTCAACAAAAGAACCCCTGGAATATCAAAAGTTTACAAAAGTTACCTAAGTATAACCAAAAGTTATTAAAAGGTTGACATAAATATTAAGTATTCTTAAGAAAACTAGAGAAATACCTTGACTTTTAGACTAAAATATGTTATAATATAGTCCTAAGACAGCCTAGGCACTTAGATATAGTCTTTAATGATTACTATAAAGGTATATACTAAGGCCGGCCTAGGAATTCTTAAGAAGACCTAAGACTACTTAGATAATCATTAAGGAATTATTAATATGTCAAACAAAGAGCCTGAGACTCCTCAGGAACAACCTAAGAAGAAAAGGGGTCGTCCGCCTAAAACTGCTGTCGCCGCTAAGAAACCTGGGAACCGTGTTGCCCGTGGTCGTCCTAAGGGTGATGCCGCTATTATCAATGAGTATAAAGCTCGGATGCTTGCGTCACCTAAGTCAGTCAAAGTCCTAAATACAATTATGGATGCGGCTTTGGACAATGAACATAAGAACCAGGCGGCCGCTTGGAAGCTTGTGATGGACCGTATGTTGCCTGTGTCCGCATTTGAAAAAGAAGTCAATTCAGGGACAGCACGTAATGCTATTCAGATTAATATCTCAGGTGTTGGGGCTGACATTAGCACCCATAGTGAGTCAAAAGAAGAGAATGAACCAGTGGAGGCCGAGTTTGAACCAGTTGAGATTAACGACCCTACAAAGGATTAAGGAAGACATAGAACGTCATGAGGGTAATGTCCCTTATGTCTACCTAGACCACCTCGGTTATAAGACTATGGGTATAGGTCATTTGATACGTCAATCAGAGCCTGAGTACCTTCTTAAAGTAGGCGATGGGGTGTCTAAGGAAGCTGTCGATAAGTACTTTGAGAATGACCTAAGGATAGCCATAGATGACGCCCAAAGAATCTTCGGTGACCTCAATGAACACCCTCAGGACGTCATAAGAGTCCTAGTTAACATGTCGTTTAACTTAGGCTATCCAAGGCTAAATAAGTTTGTCAAAATGAAGCAGGCTATAGCTCAAAAGAATTACCTAAAGGCGGCTGATGAAATGAAGGATAGTCGGTGGTACACTCAAGTGGGCCGTAGAGGTCCTGAGCTATTCAAGTTGATGTCAGAGGCGGACCTATAATGCAACTGGATATTAAACTATTAGAATGGCAAAAGGAGGTCTGGAAGGACACCTCCCGTTTTAAAGTAGTGGCCGCAGGTCGTCGTTGTGGTAAGTCAAGATTAGCGGCCTGGATGCTCATTGTGAACGCTCTACAGGCTGACCGTGGTCATGTCTTTTACGTAGCGCCTACACAAGGCCAGGCCCGTGACATCATGTGGTCTTTACTTATAGAACTAGCGCACCCAGTCATCAAAACGTCCCACATTAATAACATGCAGATTACATTGGTAAACGGAGCCACCATAAGTTTAAAGGGTGCCGATAGACCCGATACGATGCGTGGTGTTAGTCTTAAGTTCCTAGTACTCGATGAGTATGCCGATATGAAACCGTCGGTGTTTGAGGAAATCCTACGACCAGCACTAGCTGACCAAAAGGGTAACTGCTTGTTCATTGGAACCCCTAAAGGCCGTAACCACTTTTATGACTTATATGTCTATGCCGACAAAGGTGAAGACGATAGTTATCAAGCGTGGCACTTTACGTCATACAATAATGAAACCCTGGACGACGAGGAGATTGACTTAGCTAAGAAGAGTATGTCATCCTTTGCGTTCCGTCAGGAATTCATGGCGTCATTTGAAGCCCTGGGCTCTGAGATATTCAAAGAGGAATGGATACAGTTTGACGATGAAGAACCTGAGATAGGTGACTACTATATAGCGATAGATTTGGCAGGGTTCACGGACCCCTCGTCTACATCCAAGAAAAACAAACGTCTCGATAATACAGCCATAAGTGTTGTTAAGGTTAACGAGAACGGCTGGTGGATTAGAGAGATTATCTACGGTAGATGGACGCTAGAGGAAACCGCTAGTACTATCTTTAAGGCTGTCAAAAAGTACAGACCCACGGCTGTTGGTATCGAAAGAGGTATCGCAAAGCAAGCCGTTATGTCTCCTTTGACTGACATGATGAAACGCCATAGTAGGTTCTTTAGAATAGAAGAGCTTACCCACGGTAACCAAAAGAAGATTGACCGGATTGTCTGGGCGCTACAAGGGCGCTTTGAAAACGGGCTAATCACATTAAACAAAGGTGACTGGAACCACAGGTTTCTTGATGAACTCTTTCAGTTCCCTAATCACTTAGTACATGACGATTTAATTGACTCACTGGCGTACATTGACCAATTAGCTATCGTAGCGTACCATATAGACTTAATTGACTTAGAAGAGGACTTTGAGCCTCTCGACTTACTAGCAGGGTATTAATAATGAAAAAAGACGAACAGTTTCAAATGCAGGGACTAGAAGATTGGATTCTGTCTAAATGTGAAGAATGGCGCGACCATTACGACAGTAACTACGAATCACGTCACGAAGAGTACTTCCGCCTATGGCGTGGTATTTGGGATGGCTCTGATGTCATGCGTGAGTCAGAACGTTCTCGTTTGATTGCTCCTGCGTTACAACAGGCTGTAGAGTCTAGCGTAGCAGAGGTCGAAGAGGCAACGTTTGGCCGTGGTAAATGGTTTGACATTAAAGATGACAAAGGCGATAAGAATCCTCTTGACATTGCTCAGATGCGCGAACAGCTTATGGAAGACATGGGCTATACTAAGACACGTAAGGCAGTAGCCGAATGTATTCTTAACAGCGCTATCTACGGAACAGGCGTTGGCGAGATTGTCATCGAAGAAATCAAAGAGATGGCCCCGGCTACTCAGCCTATCATGGAAGGCTCTATGGAGGCAGTAGGTGTCGAGATAAAAGACCGCTTTGTTGTTAAGCTTAATCCTATCGTTCCTCAGAACTTCCTAATTGACCCTGTGGCGACTTCAGTCGAAGATGCTTTAGGTTGTGCTGTAGATCAGTTTGTGTCTTCACACCAAGTAGAGATGCTCCAGGAGTCAGGCGTATATCGTGACGATGTGGACATAGGTGAAGCTTCTACTGAAACTAGCTTAGAGCCTGATAAAGAATTGTCACACTTCCCGGAAGACAAAGTACGTTTGACTAAGTACTATGGTTTAGTACCACGTCATATGCTTAAGGAAGCTATGGACGAAGAGCTCGGAGAAGATGAGGAAGCTGTAGACTTAGTTGACGAGGATGAAGACGAAAGTTATTATGTAGAGGCTATTGTTGTCTTAGGTAACGGTCAGTTACTAAAAGTAGAAGAAAACCCCTACATGATGCAGGACCGTCCTATTGTTGCATTCCCTTGGGATGTAGTCCCTAATCGTTTTTGGGGTCGCGGTGTTTGTGAAAAAGGCTATAACAGTCAGAAAGCGCTTGACACGGAACTTAGAGCACGTATTGATGCATTAGCACTAACGATACATCCTATGATGGCTGTGGACGCCTCACGACTTCCTAGAGGCATGAAACCTGAAGTACGTCCAGGTAAAATGTTCTTAACTAACGGTAATCCTGCTGAGATTCTACAGCCGTTTAACTTTGGTCAGGTAGGTCAAGTAACATTTGCTCAGGCAGGACAGTTAGAACAAATGGTACAGCAGTCTACAGGCGCTGTGGATTCTACTGGTGTAGCCGGTGGTGTCAACGGTGAGGCCACTGCGGCAGGCATTAGTATGTCCTTGGGTGCGATTATTAAGAGACATAAACGAACTCTTATTAATTTCCAAGAGATGTTCTTACTGCCCTTGGTACAGAAGACAGCTTGGCGTTACATGCAGTTTGTCCCTGAGTTATACCCAGCGCAGGACTTTAAGTTTGTTCCAGCGTCTACTCTAGGTCTAATTGCTCGAGAATACGAAGTTACACAATTAGTTCAGTTACTACAGACAATGCAACAGGACAACCCAGCGTATCCTATGTTGATTGAGTCTATTATAGACAATATGAACTTAAGTAACCGTGAGGAAATGATTGCTACGATTAAGGCGGCCCAACAGCCTACACCGGAGCAACAACAGGCACAACAACAGCAACAACAGATGCAACAGCAACAGATTCAGTTACAGATTGCTAAAGAACAAGCTACAGCCGCTGCTTTACAAGCTCAGGCCGCGGAAGCTAACGCTAGAGCAGAGAAGTATAAAGTTGAATCTCAAGTTGAAACATATAATGCTGAAACTCAACGTATCAAGGCAGTCGCCGCGACAACTAGGGATGATGTCAACGATAAAGAGTTTGAGAAGCGCATGAGACTAGCTGAGTTAGAACTTAAGAAGCAATCTCAAGACGCTACTATAGCTAAGGATGTTGCTCAGACTGCTGAGACAGTCCAGGAAGTTGCACAGCCTTCTCCTGAAGAGATGCAGCTGATGCAACAAATGGCGCAAAGTCAAGGCCCAGAACAACAATAAAAACCTTGACAAACGCCTGAAAATATGTTATAATAGGTACATATGTTAACTACAGTCATCCTAAAGGGGGACAAATGACTCAACAAGAAGAACTTTATTACAATAACTTTTTTGACTTATTTTCTTCTGAGGGCTGGAAGCAGCTCTTAGAGGAACTCACTGTGAGAGAACAAGCAATTGATGTCTCTCATATAAACAATGTCGAGTCCTTATTTCAAGTTAAGGGAGAACTTGGCATTATTAGAATGTTACTAAACTTTGAGCGTTTCATTGAATCAGCTTATGAGGAAGTAACTCAAAACGAGTCTAATTAACCTCGGTGGGCGAGAGGCTTAGACATTTAAATTCCACAATACTTTTAAAGTACGGAGATACAATATGGCGCAAGACATAGATGGTCGCTTAGAAGGCGAAGAAGATTATCAAGAAGAAATCGTAGATTTTGGGAATGCCCCTGAAGTTCAGGACGAAGCTCCCCGAGGTTACGATGACTACGTAAACGAACCAGAAGAAACAGAAGATCCTGAAGATGACTTACCGGATAAATATCGTGGTAAAGACGTTAAGGATATTATTGCAATGCACCAGAACGCTGAAAAGCTCCTGGGCAAGCAGTCTTCTGAAGTAGGTGAGTTACGGAAGGTAGTCGACGACTTCATACAAGCTCAAACCACACAACAACAAACAGCCCCTGCAACGTATGCAGAAGAAGAAGTAGACGATTTAGATTTCTTTGAGGATCCTAAAAAGGCTGTAAGCCAGATGCTCGAGAATCACCCCTCAGTACAGCAAAGTAAACAAATGGCTGTACGCCTGGCACAACAAGAAGCACTTGCTCAACTTAAGTCAAACCATCCAGACTTCCAGAGCATTGTAGCTGACACGGGGTTCCAAGAGTGGGTCGGCAAGTCTAAGATACGTACTGCCCTGTTACAGCGAGCAGATTCATACGACTACGAAAGTGCTAACGAGTTATTCTCCTTATGGAAAGAACGTCAAGGTATGGTCAACGACACTATCAGAAACGAAACTCAAGCACGTAAGAAGTCAGTGAAACAAAGTTCGACGGGAAATACTAGAGGCAGTTCAGAAAAGTCGTCGCGTAAAATCTACAGACGTGCAGACATTGTAGAACTGATGGCTAAGGACCCTGAGCGTTATCAATCTTTAGCTTCTGAAATTAGACAAGCCTATGCAGAAGGGCGGGTCAAATAACTTTAATTTTATTTCAAGGAACCTTAAATGGCTAACTTAACTCCATCAACAAGTAACACAGTTACTAAAGCAAATGCAACTCACTTTATTCCTGAGTTGTGGTCAGACGAAGTAATCGCGGCATATAAGAAATCTCTTGTATTAGCGAACTTAGTACAGAAGATGCCTATGACTGGTAAAAAGGGTGACACTATGCACATCCCTAAACCAACTCGTGGCGCGGCTAATGCTAAGACTGCGGCTGACACTGTTACAATCCAACAGAACACTAACGATGAGTTAGTAATCTCTATCGACAAGCACTTTGAATACTCACGCTTAATCGAAGACATCACTGATGTTCAAGCGTTTGATTCATTACGTCGTTTCTACACTGAAGATGCAGGTTATGCATTAGGTCTTAAAGTTGACGAAGAGTTATTTGCTCTTGGTAAATCTTTAGGCGACGGTGACGGCTCTTCATGGGTACACAGCGCGGCTTACCAGTTCAACACTACTACTGGTGCGGCTGAAGCTTATGATGCTGACGGCGCTACTGATATCGGCGCGTTTAATGACGCTGGTTTCCGTGACCTTATCCAGGCGCTTGACGACGAGAATGTCCCTATGGACAACCGTGTATTAGTAATCCCACCGTCTGCTGTTAATGAGATCCGTGGTATTGACCGTTATAACTCAAGTGACTTCGTAGATGGTCGTTCTGTACAGAATGGTCAAATCGGTACTCTTTATGGTATTGATGTTTACGTATCTACTAACGCTCCTGTCATCGAGACTGGTGTTAAAGCAGGTCTATTAATGCACAAAGATGCTTTCGTATTATGCGAACAGTTATCTGTACGTTCACAAACTCAGTACAAGCAAGAGTTCTTAGCAACTCTATATACTGCTGATACTATCTACGGTCTAGACGTATACCGTCCAGAGTGTGGTGTAGTTATCGCATTACCAGCTTAATAACCTAGAGTTATTTTCAAGGGGGTTCTAACGAGCTCCCTTTATAAATAGTTTTAGCCCCTTTCATATACGGAGTAACGAATGGCAATATATCGTGGAACAGGTGGCTCGGCAGAAGCTACTAACAACGCAACAGTTAACGAAGTAGCAGGCTACGCGGCAGACGCAGAAACCTCTGCGACTAATGCGGCTTCTAGCGCTACCTCAGCGGCTTCTTCAGCTACATCGGCCTCTAGCTCTGCGACAGCCTCGGCCTCCTCAGCAACAGCCTCAGAAAGCTCTGCTACGGCTTCAGCAAC